TCTTTGGTTATAATTGCAACTCCCGGTTTTAATGGTAAAAATGACGAATCAATATGTGAATCAGTCATAGGTGTTGTTATAACTTTATATTCTTTTCCTAAAGTATTTTGTAACCATACAGCACCGAGTCTTTGATTTTCATTTGACACATTAATTAAAATGTGTTTACCGAGTCTCATACAATTTGCTGTATCAAACATTATTTCGTGACCACAGTCAAAGAAATTATAATCTTCTTGTTGATCAACATAATTTTGTTTACCATCATTTTCATCTATCCAGTCAAGATTAAAACTTGCATTAGTCATAAGAGGTTTTGGAGCTTGTACCCATTTAGCACCACCTTTAAAATAATCTAAAAATAAATGATGTAATAAATTATTTTCAAAATACCTATAACGACATGTCGGAGGACCTTCGATGATAGTATTACCAACTACCATTGCCATATCTCTTACATTTAATGCTGGGTGAATTGTACTTTCAAAGACCGGGGTTTTTACTTTATGAATTGCTGTTAAAGTTTTTGGTCTTTTTACAATTATTCCTAATGATTTTAACAAACTTACAAACGTTTCTACATCTTCTGAATGTTCTTCACAGTGTCTTTTATTAATTGAACTATAATCCCACTCTTTATTATCTGTAACTGGAACAAATGAATGTTTTAAATTTTCATGAAAAAATAATTTAAAGGATAAATCTAACAATGGTAAACTTGTAGGAAATCCATCACCTACTATAACTTCTTCAAGTGGGTCCCATTCATTATGGCTATTTACTATATTCATCATCAAATTTTTTCATTTCAATTAGTTGTGTCTCAAAACTACGCTCTACCATCCTTTTATGTATTGAACATAATGATCTATCTAAACATTTTTCTATAACTGTACCTTCAATATTTTGCGCATTTAATTTATTTACCTTAATATTTAAATTATATGCTGTATTTATCAAGTTACATAATTCATATTTACTAATAATTTTAGGGCTAAAAATATGACGAGTACCTATCCAAAAATTTTCATGTAATATAATTTTATATATTTGTTTAGCTAACTCTAAAGCAGTTATACCATTCCACAAACAATTAATATAACCATCAATTGTATTATTTTGATTGTTTATAACCCATTTCATTAAACCTACACCATCATCGTTTAAATCATTACCAATAAATGATGTTCTAATTATAGTCCCAATTTTAACTCTCTTTTTCGTTATAGCGTATACATCAGTTGCATCACACTTATCTACCTCACTGTAGTTACCTTTATCTCCTTTGAATACACAGTCGGAACATATATGTATGAACCTTGCATCATTATGTTTACATATATTATTTAGTATAATAGGGAATGTTGTATTTATAATATGTGTTTCAGTAATACCTACATTATCGATATATGGTTTTAGAATACCAACACAATTAATTACAACATCATTTTGATTTATTATTTTATTAAAATAATTTATATCAACATTTAAAGCATCAAAGTGATTTCTATTTAACTCTACAACTTTAAAATATTGTTTTAGATAACTTGAGATATACCTACCAGCCATTCCTGTAGAACCTAAAACTATTATTTTCATTTAAAGCAATTTAATTTAGATAAGTCTACTGCGTACTCATCACTAGTAGAGCTATCACTATTTTTACCATTAACATTATAAAAATTTTGAATACCCATTACAGCTTGTTCTGGTGACATATACATATGATAACCAATTTCTTCTACTGACATTTTTAACATCTCGTTATAAAATATTGAAGGTCTACCATCATATCGCATGCGTTTAAACCAATCCGCAGCATGTTTATCGTCAGTTAAAATCATACCACCTTTACCTGTTGATAATATTTTTTTAAAATTAAACGACAAGCAATAAAAAGTATTCGATTTAAACATTTTCTCAGTAAATCTCTGAGCAGAATCTACTACTGGTATATTACCAATATTATATGCACCAGACCAAGACTTATCTACAAACTTTACCTTATAACCAGCATGTATAGCTTGCATAGGTACTGAAATATATGTACGTTTTGGTATTTCAACAAATTCAACAGAATTGTTACCTAATTTGCAGTACTTCATTGATAAAAATAATGCATTAGTACAGCTATCAACTGCTACAGCATATTTACTACCAGCATATTCTGCAATTATTTCTTCAAATTTATCTACATTATCCCAAACTGTCTTCATGATTTTTGATATATTAAATTAAATCCTTCTGCATACATTGCATTACATTCCATACCTCTAAACATCCCATATACCATAATTCCATCTTTTGATCTCGGATTTGGAAACTCTCTAACTTCATTTTTATATTCATAAAAACGTTCTATTTTAGAATTTATATTAGCCAATGAAAGTTCTTCATAATAATTACACTTAAAGTTATTATTAAATGATTGTGTTGTAGAAGATGGTATTTCATACATTAAAATCTTATCAGGTGAATGTTTTTGATACCTTCTTAAAACAACTTCACATACTTCATGAACAGTTTTATGATCCATATTAAAATCATCTTTATTAGGTATAAAAACTATATTCGGTTTTAAATTATTATATATCTTTTCAACACTTTTTAATAATTTATTTTTTACTATATTATATGATTCATCTTGAAATGGTAAAATATATACAGATGTAAAATCTTTTGTAGCTTTTTCTATTTGAATATTGTCATCATTTTTTCTTACACCACATATTATTACATGTACTTTATCACCAGCATTGATATACTTATGAGCTGATCCACCAACACCGAGTAATTCATCATCCGCATGCGGAGCTATTATCAAGTAATTTAACATACTGTATATTATATATACTTTTTTTAAAAAGTCAAAAAAAATTATTTTGGAGGAGTATAAAGTAATTTTGTAGATCTTATACCTGGAATGCAAGGATCTTTTTGCGAACCCTTTTTACCTAGAAAAACTTGATATAATTGATACTCTAGTTGAATACACATTGTTATTAATATTTCTTTATTTAATTTTCTATTATAAAAATCGTAAAAATATAAATGATTTCCTATACCATTACTACCAACTCTTTCCATATTTATGTTTATTAAATGTTTTGTTTGTTCATTAGATTTAAAAATACCACTAGTATATTCTATATTATATTTTTCTTTATAAAAATACATATGACTGCAACAATAATACAAATTGTTACCACTTAAGATGAGAGACTCCCATACATCATTTTTTGTTTTTAGATAGTTTGAACATTTTAAAAATGAATAATAATCTTTTTTAAAATCTGCATCAAAAATATTTACAGTTTTAAATAAAATATCTTTACCATTTATAAAATATAATAAATTTATATCCTTTTTCATTTTATATGATTATACAAAACTTTACTACCTTTAAGAAAATTAACTGTTGGTTCCCAGTTTAATAGTTTTTTTGCTTTTGAATTATCAACTACCTTACCCTTGTAATCACCTAGTCTTTCATCTGTATATAAAATTTTAACTTCTTTTCCATGAAGCTCTTGGACTCTTTCTGCAACATTTTTAATAGATATTGATTGAGCGCCTTCTAAATTAATTATTTGATTTTTTGCTTTTTCAGATAATGCTAACCTATTACCTCTTGCATGGTCTGTAACATAAAGAAAATTTCGATATATATTACCATTACCGGTAACTACTAAAGGTTTACCTAATATTGCATTCGATATAAATTTTGATAAAACTGTATCTGGGTGACAACCCGGGCCATATGCAATACCATATCTTAGAATTGTAAAATCTATACTTTTAACTTTTTGGTAGTTTCTAATTATAGCTTCGCATGTGAGCTTACATGTCGTATATATGTGATCACTATTAGAAATAGATAGATTTATATCTTCATTAACAGCTGTAATATCACATACACTGTATACCCAAACTGTTGATGAAAATATAATTCGCGGTATACCTAATTCATACATAGCATCTAACGTATTAGTTAGAGACATTATATTAGTATTAACCGCATGCTTTATATCAGTATGATTTTCTTTACTATCAGATATTGCAGCAAACATATAGACTGCATCAAATTTTTTGGTGGATAGAGCTTTTTTTAGATGTTTATAATTTAATACATTAACACAAATATCACTCTTTTTATTAACGTCTATTGTTGTTACGTTATATCCATGTTCTACTAATTCATTTTTAGTATATGTACCGATAAACCCGGAACCACCTATAATAGCTATATTACCCATTATATTATTATAATATTTAACCTGCTTTATACAACGGTGTTTGTAATAAATCTAAATATTTTTTCGATAAAAAATATTTTTCACAAACTAAAGCTGTTCTAAACCTTTTTTGATGGGTTATAGAATTTACACTATGTAATTTACCCATAGGTATTGTTATAGAACTATTTCTTTTTGGTGTATAACTGATACCATCCATAACTATTTCACCACCTTGCATTTCAGGGCATACATCGACATAATACACTTCTGTTTCAGGTGGGAGCCATGGCTGCTTTTGTGGTATACCTAAATCTGGGTATTCATCTAATAATGTTTCATGTAAATCATCATCCACGTGCGGTGCAATATAACCCCTTTTTACTGAATACATACCAATAAAATGATATACATTAAAGATTCCTTTAATATTATACTTTAAAAAATTAGGTAATTCATCTTTTTTATATGTATTACAAAAAACTCTTTTACCTTCACCATCATCTTTTAAGTATTTATTTGTATGTATCCACTCATATACCTCTTTACACTGATCTTCATGAAGATAATTTTCTTTAAGTTTTGATGATTGTTTTTCCATTTTACATATATATAAGATATTTTTATATTAATATCAACCACGCGTGATATACAGTTATTTGTATTTTTTACATTCTTCTATATATAAATTATCTGTAAATTTTGTTGTACCTGACCCTGACCATATATGAGATTCTGCTTTTAAGTCTTCATCTTTGTATGTAAAATCTACATTTAAAATATTTACATTTTCATTGATAATTTTAGGTAATATTCGTTCGTCTATATCCCAATCATATATATTTTCATATACAATATTAGTTAAGTTTTTAAAAATATCTTTTGTTTTGGAATTATTTGATACACCTATTAAACCACCGTGATATAAAAAATCTGCTCCTTGAAGTCTAGTACTACCACCTATTTGTTCAGTATATGGTTTATCTTTATAAAAACAAAAATCATTTTTGTTTAATTCACTATATAATTTAGTTAAATCTTTACGAATAATAGTATCAACATCAACATATATTATACTACGAATATCTTGATCTAAAAGAGTTAATATTGTATCAAATTTTATATTAGAGCAATATGATATTAATTTACTATAAAATAGTTTAACAGGTTTAACATTGGTTTGGTTTTTAAAATAATACTCTTCAGTTGCGTATAAACCCTCACTGGTTGTTAAATTTCTTTTTGTACATATATTTTTTATATCTAATATTACATTAATTTTTTCACGAAATTGCTGAACATCATCATCGTTACAATCTACAAATCTACCTACTATTTTGATATTTGGACTATTTTTTAATATTGAATTGACTAATATATCTGCAAAAGGTATATAATTTTTATCAGTCGTAAACGTTATAACATCTTTATTTGTTAAATCTTCCATTATTTTAATTTAAAATATTAGTTATTAACTCTTTCTGCTTATTTATTGAATTAAAATAATTTTGTACTTTAGTTTTACATGTAATATATGTATTGCCAGTTTTATGATCATCAATAAAGTCTGGTATAGGGAATAATATTGGTGGGTATTCTAATAATATATCTACTGGATCAGTAAGATCATCATCTTTACGATCATCATTACTTTCCTCAACTGCATTTGCTAGCATAGAGAAAATCATTTCTAATTCTTGCTTTTCATCTTCGTCAATACTACCATCTGGGGAATTTTTAGTAGCTTCTTCTTTAAGATGTTCAACTGCTTTACCATAATAAACAGATATTATATTAACATATATTTCCTTAAATTGGTCTATATCATTTATAACATTAGAATTATATTCCTCTAATGTTATATTAAATGTAATAGAAAATAAAGCTTGGTTGTATGATATTATTTCAGATATTAATAATTGATAATATATTTCAAATATTTGTTCATCATATTTTTTAATATATTGTAAAATATCAGCTGATAGTTTATCTTTTATATCAGTGATTTTGGTAATATGACTTATAACTTCATTATTAATAATATTAATTTTATCTTTATCGTCTAGATGATACAATTCAATAGTATCATTCACTTTAGCAGCGTGTGTACCGAAATACTGATATGACATTTGTTGATCTACTGAATATTTAAACCACACTTTTTTTATTACATCAAAAAAGTGATAATATGAACCATCATTATCTTTATAATTATAATTAACAGGTGTAATATTATCGCTATTTATAATATCAGGGTTTAAAGTTGCAAATCTACGTACTGGTAAATTATTATTTAAATATTCGACCCCGATAATACATTTACTAGCTATATTATTTACCTTTTCGAAGTGTGATTTAATATTTTGCATGTTATAATATATATATTTGCATTTATATTTTTATCAACTAGATCAGCGTCGAAGACATCTCTGTATAGTATAATTGTTACAAGCCCCACCGTAATTAACTTGTACGTTACCTGTGATTATAGGTTGTTGATAGCACTCATTTAAACCGTCTTGGTAATCCATTTTATAAATTCCAGAGGATTTGTTACTATATGTGTGTATCCGGCATGCCTGACAAACTGTTCCTATTGTTTCGACCGTTTCACACCAAGCACCGTTATTTAATCTAGAATTATATACTTTTTCTAGCTCATTATTTTCACCGGTCGGACCAGAAACAACTGAATTACAGTCGAAGGTATTTATAACAATCCCGTCATTGTTAGTACCATATGTTGATGTCGACTCCGGAACAGTTCTAACATTTACAGTTAAAACTGATGCGTCATAAAACTCACTATATTTAACGGCTGTACCTGTAACCGATCCTGGTAGAGCTGCTTTGGTTTTATAAAATGTTTCTTGATCAACAAGACTACTATTAGACGATGTTGGAGTAGTTGATTGGTCTAGTTTACATCCCCTTACTTTAGAGATACACGATGCAGCTAATGATTCACCGCTAAGTGGTAGATAAGAATTCGCCATAATATTATTTATTAATAATATATACCTTTAACAACTATAATAAAAAAAACTACCTTGCATTAATTATCTACTAAAATAATATTATAAGATGTAGATACATCGCTACCGGAACCACTCTTTGAATATGCTCTTACTTCTATATCTGTTTTCTCTGAAACTTGTAATGGTACTATATAATTCTTGATAGAGTAGTTATTTAAAAACATTATATCTTTAGTTCTTAAAATATTACCACCTATACTTGGTTCTGAAAACTTTAAAAATGCGTGGACAGGAACTGTTACGTTGCTCGACCCGACTGACCACTGAGTCAAGTAACCCGTCTTGCCAGCTGGTATAGTATAGACGCTAGTTTGAGATTGCCCGAAACCCTCTACATTACCTGTACCATGCGTACCAATTGCAATAACGGTCGTACTACCAGCATTTATATCAATAACACCTTCATTTGTACCAGTCGTTCCAGCTGTTTCAACTACAGCTCTATATATTCTTAAAAACTCGTTCGTCGACGCTGGCCCGATACCCGTACCATTAGTTGAAATAATCTCTGTTACAGTATTATAATTTGAATCTAGACCTTGGATCTCGATAGTTCTCGCACCGGTACCGGTAGCGGTATCACCAGAATTATCACTTATAGCTGATACAGTAGAAGCAGCTGTAAGGTAGTTATATATACCACCTTCTTCCCATATCGTTGATAAATCAGCTTCAACTAAATTACTAGCACCAAATTTTTCTATAAACTGCTGACTACCGGTACCACTCCCAATACCAGTATTAAAAGGATCAACCTGCTGTACTAAGATTGCTGATTTATTAAAAACACCTTGACCTTGACCACCAGTAACTGCTGGATACCGGCTATCATTTTCAATCTCAACATATTTCATGTAGTTGAGAGTATTTTCCGAGGTATTTATAGTTGTCTTAATACTCATACTATTATTTAATTACATTGTTGGACATCATTACCATTTCTTACACGACCAGTAACCTGCTGTTGTTTTATCTTTCTTTTGATCGCATTTATGTCTGGCTCTAAAAGATTTACGAGCTTTTGGATTACTCTTACGAATTTTCATCGTCTTTTCACCTCTCTTCTTAGCAGATGTACCACCGTGTCCAAAATTTACCTTCTTCACGTTACCAGTCTTAGGGTTCTTTACATACACCTTAAACTTCTTAACATCTCCTCTCGTAGGTTTATTAAGAGTTACTTTTCTACCTTTATACTCAGCATCTTCTTCTGGGATTTTCTTTTTACATGAACCTTGTTTACTACGCGCAATACCTGGTACTTTTTCATACCCGTCCCAACACTTCTTTGCTTCCTCTTGTAAGGATTCCATTAATGACTCATATAATTTATTAAAGTTCATAAAATTATTTAATCTGGTATAAATAATTATATGGGTTCTATTGATAGTAATTTAATTTTTGAGCAATATAAACAAGTAAATGAAAATCTTGGGTATGGTATTGGTAAATCAATCAACGTTCCAGGACCTGGAGGTCAATCTACCGGAGCAAAGGTTGTATTTGCTCTAGTGAAGCCTAAACATGATCATTCAGAATGTGAAGAAGGTAAAAATGGTTGTACATGCGGTGGTTGCCCAGAATGTACAAAAAATGCTGAAGATGCTGAGAATTATGCAGAAGACGAATGCGGTCGCTCACATAGCGATGAAGAAGTTTATATTCAAGCTGGTGATGGTGCTGGTGAATCAAATTGCGGTTGCGGTCAAACACCATGCATGAGTCAAATAGAAGATGATGACGACTTTGATGGTGAGATAGATATGGCAAGAGCTGAATTACTTAAAGCAGCTGAATACGCTACAAAATTATTCAATCATCTTGCTAATGTTGGTAGCTTAGAAGGTTGGACAGCAAGTAAAATTACAAAAGCTTCTGATTATCTTTCATCTGTATACCATGCATTAGAATACGATGCATTAGATGCTAATGTTGAAGACGAAGAAGACGATATTGAAATCGACGAGTTTGACGAAACTAATGTAGCTAAAAAGACAGGATTTGCTTAATATCAGCTTTATCTTCTGTAGATAATACTTCAGGTGTAAAATAGTCGATAGCTTTATCGATATCCGAAGCAATTAACTCTCTAGTCATTGTACCTGATATACCTTCTGCTTGAAGAGGTATTTTTACAACTCGTACTAACGGATATTTCTCTATATTCTTCTCAAAGTATGCATACCGCTTTACATCGTCGTCTTTATCACCAGCTCCTACTATAATATTAACATCTTTATTATTATCTGCGTAATCATATACTGATTTAACTGGTGTAACGTCAGAGATGATAACTTCGACAGGCTTATTTAAATATTTTGCATATATTTCCCATATCTGCTTTGATTGATCAGCTGTAATACCATCTCTTTCTTTTTTACCTATAAAAATAACACCTTTATCTGCATCTTGTAAAATATAATCGAAAGAATGGTAGTGACCTTTTGTAGGTGGCTTGTAACCCCCGGGATATAAAGCAATTGTTTCGGTATTTTCATCTTCAGCAATTAGTTTATTATATAAATCATTAAACTTCTCACCAAATGTTCTACTAGTAATAGGTAAACCACCTCTACCAAAATTATCAGCACGATATGGTGGATTTGAATAGACTGATTTAACTGACTCTTGTTCTGATGCAGCAGGTGTATCAGCTGGCTTACCAGTACCAAAATTGGCAGCGCTAAACTCGCCTCTATCAACTAATTTAGTAATTTGAGCACCATCATCATCTACTCTCGATAATGCAAACCCTTCTGGCGCTGTAGTTTGCCATTCACCCGGAGCATCCTCTAAGTATGTACCTAATAAATCATTCTGAGTAATTTCGTTAAAGATCTTGATTAAGTTATTCTTAAGATTTGCAATAATTTTAGTAATTTCAAAAGCATTCTTAATAGAAGGTTTAAGTTTCTTAAGAGCTGATAAAGTATCTTTCATCTGAGTTGTCTTTTTCTCTTTACCCTTCTCGCTCTTTAACTTTTCAATATCTTTTACAAACTTACCTGATATCCAGTTAACAAATTCTTCTGATGATATGCTTGTATCCTCAAGAAATCTACCAGCTCTTATCTCAGAGTTAATATATGTCTTTAATAAAGCAGTATAGTCATCGAGAGAGCTAAAATCTACCTTATCAGCTAACTTTAAAACTTGGGTCTTTTTCTTTTGTACATCTTTTAGTAGTAATTTACTGAACGACGACTTTGCATTTTTAGGCTTATTAGCTAAAACATTAAAAACAAAAACTGTACTCGATGGTGAGAACTCTTCTGGAGCAGAAGTATATTTTTTAACCTTTAATATACCATTTTGTACCATATATTCAATATGAATAGCTACTCCAATTTTAGCTTTATTAATCTCATCACCGTATGGGCTGTTTTCTGTAACAGCATACTTAATTGTATTAGGGGTAAATGTAGTAAAGCGATTTTCATTAACAATTCCGTCAATAGTTTGAGGAGTTTCTTGAATCTTCATCTGAGGATCAAACATATAATCCATTTGATATATACCTTTTATGTTTAATGATGGTAAATATCTCAGAGCTAATTTTAACTTGTCTGCTAACCCGCCTGTACCATGATTATCAATAATATCTTGATCAGTATAGTTAATCTTAGGGTTCTTAGCGAAAGCTGACTTACTTGCTACGAAAAACTTACCATTTGTATCTAAACCTGCTACAATAGCAGGAGCTCCGTCAAATTTAGTAGAGATTTTATAATCAGACTCATCAACAAAGTAAGCAATTGAAGATTCAATCTGGTTAATTGCTTCAACTACACCCTGCTTACCTTTATTGAGAATATTTTCTTCTAAATGGTCAATATGCTTTACTGCACCATCGATTGCGTCAAAGAATTCTAATATTACGCTGTGATGTTGTTTAAATGATTTCATTTTATTTTAAAGTTAAATTAGCAAATGACCATCCAATACCATCTGACCTCATAGCGAACTTAATAACTGCATCTGTATCTATTGCTTGATGAATTTCGATAAGACTATTAACATCTCTCATATCTATAAGCTTAAACAATATTTGGTCATTACCTTGATTTATAAAACATGAAAATACATCGAATTTCTGCACTTGTTGGTATGAATATAACTGAGCTAAACCTCCAATATAAATCATACGACTACTAGTGGTACCCGTGCCAGTAATCAATCTACCTCTTTTCTTAAAAAAATTATACTCTGAAATAATATCATCTTAAAAAGTCTGCACCGTTTCACGAACTAGTTGTTTAATATGTTGTGTACCTGATAGATCACATATAAAGTCTGTTACCCCATCTAATATATCGTCATCATTTTCGAAATCTTTTTGAATATGTGAGAAATCCTTTTTAACATTTGCTTTAAAAAGTCTACCACCTTTACCTTTTAACTCAATATCTATACCCGCCACATGAAGATCACCCTTATCAGGCTTAGTACCATTACAAAAGTATGCTAAATATAATTCCCCTTCACCAGCTCTACCAAATCGTGGCGCTTCTGGAGTAGTTGCGAAAGCAGGTTTGAAATATGAACCTGTAACATCACTTTGAGGCCAATTTTTCTTAATAAAATTATCTAGATAAAATACTTGATCATTTTCAATATAATTTAATAACAGCTGCTCACTACTTTTAAAGTTATTATCAGACATATCAAATTCACCTTCCATCATATATCTTTGCCATATATCAGCATTATTATCAATGTTACCGTTACATCTTTCTAATTTTTCTTCAATTTTAGCTCTAAGATCAGTATTACTATTCGATCCCATATTAACATACGTTTTTACAACTTTATTATAGTATTCATCACCTACATCACCTATATGTTGTATTTGTTTATCATTTTGTTTTGAATATATAGAAACTTCTTCACCTAATACATATTGTCTAGGTAATTTACCTACCGATTTACCAGCAGATTCTTGTAAGTATACTTGATCTAATGATCTCCAGCTCATGTTTCGATGTCAATATCAGTTGAATACTTTTTCATAACGTTTATTAACATTGTAAGTGTATCTTTTGCATTTATTTCATTGATATCATTAAGAGATGTTATTGTATCAACATCTTCTGGATCAATTTCAGTTACAAGAGCTTTTTTAAGTAATCTAACTAAAAGAACTTCACTTTCAGGTGATAATGTTTCAACTTCTGCTTCTGGTTCTTCTACTGGAAGCTCTTCAGCAGGTAATTCACCTTCAACTGGTACCTCTTCAGCAGGTACATCATCTTGTTCAGTTATAATATTATATATTTTTAAGAATTTTTTCATATTAAGTAACTTTTATACTGTTAATTTTATTAGCAATTTCAATCATTTTCTTACCATATGCTTTATTGATTTCTTTTTGTGGGTCAGGTCCAAACATTTTACCTTTCTTTGGATCTGTTGCAAGTTTCTGAGCAAATTCAACTGCTGCAGCTTGATCTGGTTTCAAAAATGTTTCTGCATCTTCAACGTACCTTTCTTCATCACTGAAAAAACCATCTAATGAACGAATTTGTGGTCCACTTTCCTGATCTTCATAACTTTGATTATCTTCTGAACCTATATAACTTTTTACTTCAGGAGCTACATATTGATCTCCTACGATCTTACCATGTCTACCATCTGCATAAAATTCAACTACATTTCTAAAAGTATTTAAAGCATCACTGCGCGGTCTAACTCCATTTTCAACTTTAAAATCATCTGAATATTCACCATGCATATCTGGATCAATAAGACCAACAGGACCATCTAACCCAAATTTAGCTAAAGCTTCATCTCTTAAGTCTTCATACTCTTGTAATGCTGCTAAATGAGCTTCTTTATCTTTTCTGTCGATTGCATCAAAAATTTTATCATTTAAACCCAACATTTCATCTCTTAAATCAGTAGCACCTGGTTGGCTGTATATATCATCGAAGGACATATATTCATTCTGAATTGATTCTGAAAGGATGTTATTTGCTATTTGTGTAAAGTTATCCATATTAATATTTATTTAATGAGAAGTAGTTTTGTCGAAAGTCTATTAAAGTAATCATTGTTAAGAAATGTTAAATCATATTTTTTAGTCATTTTCTTGATATTACTAAATGTATATTTTGATACATCCAACTTATCACACTTCAATCTTATTGAATTGACAGTTAAAGCACTCTTACCATCACCGATATCGATAAGATGTTTAAGGTAATCTAATGATAATTTACTTACATGTAATATTATAGGCAACGCGTTGTTTAATTTTTTAATAATTTTTAATAAAACTGTTAAAATATCCTTTTCACTATAATATTTCATTAATTCACATTCATTAAGTTGATTGTAATTAAAAAATACAACAGACTTTGAATTTATTTTTAATATTTTACTACATACATGGTAAATAATATAGTGTAAAAATATTTTATTTGTATCTTTATTAGTTATACTCTTATCTAAGAGCTCAAATTTATGTAAATCGTTAATAATATCAAATTGAATGTCTTCAGTAAACATCTCATTGAAATTTATTAAATTTAAATCATATACTTTCAAATATAAATCACTCACACAATATTATATCAGTGTTCCAAAAAATTCTTAGGTGGTTTACCTATTCTACAGTTGATTATACCATTATAATAGTCTTCACTCAGCAATACATCCTTATCAAACTGCATTTTAGCTTCAAAATAACCTAATTCATATTTATTTCTACAGAATTTTAATATTTTAAATAAGAATTGATCTTTACCGTTACTAGCTATATCAATATTAAGTCTGTCACTTGAACCGGTATAAGTCTTCCAGTCACTCTCTACATAATCAATACGTTTTCTCTTTTTACCTTTGAGAGGCATACGTCTAATCTTTTTAACCATCTGCTTTCTACCGATATACTTCTTACCATCTATTAAATTAGTAATTTCATATATAAACCCGAAAGCATCTTCCGGTACTGCTTCATAAACTTTCCAATGTCCTGTGTCCACGCTATTACTTACTTGTTTTTCTTATTTTTTCTACGTGTCTTCTTTTTCTTAGTCTTAACCTTACCTCTTCTAGAATAAACACCTAAGGCTTTAGGTACTCTTGCATCTCCAGGTGCATACCAATCTGTATTAGTTATACCACCATGACCTTCACCTGCAGATGGTCCAAAAGCACTACCCGCACCACCAGCGACATTTTCATCTTCATCGTGTACCTTTTTAAGGTTAGAATAATACTTCGGATCTTCCATTAAATGCTGTTTAGCAATAATAGTTGCAATCTGCTCATTATCAGTATGTTCTAGTTCTGTTTCAATACCTAATTTTAATTCATTTTCATTATAATCCAGATCTTTAACTGGTTTAAATAAAGTTTTAAATTTTTGTTCAAAAATGTTTATTGACTTACCCATAATAGTATTTATACTTATAATGTGAATGATATCGATCAATATGTAAATGAAATAGAAAAGGATCTCATTATTAATGAATTTAATATTAAAGATGTTTCAATGAGGACACCTGCAAGAAAACATTATTGGGTAGGTAGACTTATAAGACATAAGAAGAATTTATATAATTTAGAAAAAGAAAAAATTGAAATTAAAAAGAAAGTAGTAAAAGAACTTTTAGAACAAAGTCCAATAAAAATAACTATACCGGTAGCTGAAAAAGCTAGTGTAAATCATGTAAATATGGTTAAAATAAATGAAAAAATAAACAATGAAACTTTAATTATTGAGTTTTTAGAAAAGACTGAGAAAATTTTTAGTAGCGTAAGTTTTGATATTTCAAATATAGTTAAAATTATGCAAATGGAGCAGTTATGATAGAGTTTACATTAGAAAAAAGTAAAATCCGTCTAAAATGTAATGAGTTTGAATCTATAAGAGAACATTTTAGTGTAAAAGATGAAACAGCTCGCTTTAGGTTAAGAGGTCGTAGTCGTTTTGCTGCACCTTCACGCGTATATTGTATAACACCTACCGGGTTATTCGAATATGGTATGTTTTTTGATATTTTAACATATATTAAAAAGGAAAGACCTAATGAACAAATAATTGTCGGTGATGGTATTTTAGAGTTAGTTAAACCTGGTTTAGGTGAATGCAGAGTGTATGACAACTTAAAGCATGAATTGAGAGACTATCAAAGACAAGCATTGCTTAAAGCTCTCAATAGTGGTAGAGGTGTTCTTAAGATGGGTACAGGTGCAGGTAAAACCTTAACCATTGCGTCTTTACTCATGAGTGTTTTTACTGTTAATAAAAATTTTAAATGCTTAATAATAGTACCTGATTTATCTTTAGTTAGTCAAACATATTCAGATTTTGAAGAATATAATGTCTTATTTAAAGCAACCAGATGGACAGGTAAAATTAAACCTGATTTAACAGCAAATGTAATAATTGCTAATTTAGGTATTTTACAGAGCCGGTTTGATGATTACGATTTTTTAAAATACGTTGATATACTTGTTATTGATGAATGTCATAAATTAAAAAAGAGTAATAAAATTAATAAAATGGTTAGTTCAATCAATACAAATAATAAATTTGGATTAACAGGTACATTACCAGATAATAAGGTAGATGAATGGAATATTTTAGGTAAACTTGGAAATGTAATTTATGATAAAGATAGTTATTCTTTAAGAGAAGAAAATTATCTAACTACTGTTAATGTCAGC